GGCTTAGAATAACAGTTTAAAATCAGTTTATGGGACGCAAGGATATATATTTAGATGCAAAACCATTTGTAAAAGGACAATCAGGCAACCCCAACGGTCGCCCTAAGAAACTCCCTGCCCTTGACGTTATCATGGCAAATGTCATGGGGCAAGAAAAGGACGGTATAACCGCAGCCGAAGCCATTATCATGAAGCTAAGGGAACAGGCTGCAAAGGGTGATATCAAAGCGGCTCAATTGCTTTTCGACCGTGCTTACGGGAAATCAAAGCAACAAATCGACGTAACCAGTCAGGGGGAAAAAGTAACCGTGCCAACGATTATTTTCACAGACGGAAAGACAAAAGAAAATGGATAGAGTTAAGGTTTTAACATTATTAAAGGTGATTCAACTAAGAAAAATAAAGCCAAGTCATAAAATGTATATGGTTGAAGAAAGAAGGTTGAACCCTTTTAACCCTTTGTCTTATTTGACTGTTACAATAGCATTTTTTTTAGGAATCATTTTATATGGAATAATTGGTTTTTGGAATGAGGTTGATTTAAATAATCCTTTTAAATGGAAATAAAAGTCAATGAAAAATATGAGCCACTTTGGAAACCAAACACCCGTTATTTTATTTTAACTGGTGGACGTGGTTCGGCAAAGTCATATACCATTGCACTTTGGGTTTGTAATATGCTATTAGCAAATAAGAATTGGACAGTCCTTTACACACGTTACACCCTTTCATCTGCCAACATTTCCGTTATCCCAGAGTTCAGGGAAAAGCTGGAATTGCTCGGGGTTGGTGATGAGTTCAACCTATCCAACTCTTTCATAAGCCACAAGGCGACAAAGTCAAGCATCATATTTTCAGGGATTAAAACCAGTTCAGGAAATCAAACGGCAAAGCTAAAATCAATCACAGGGTTAAACGTTTTTATCGTTGATGAGGCTGAAGAGTTTGTTGACGAAAAAGACTTCAACACCATTGATGAGTCAATTAGAATGCCTGATATTCCTAATATTGTCATATTGGTTATGAATCCTCAGTCCGTTGAACATTGGATTTGGAAACGTTGGTTTGAGAAATCACATAAGATGGAAACAATCGATGGGGTGCAAGTGCCTATAAGTACACATCCTGATATAACGCACATACATACAACCTACTTTGACAATTACAACAACCTTAATGCTGACTACTTAGCAAAGATAAACAACCTTAAGAAGACAAATCCTGAAGCCTACGCACATAGGTTCTTAGGCAAATGGCTTGATAAGAAACAAGGGGTTATATATCCTAATTGGGTTGAAGGTGAATTTGATATCTCATTACCGTATGCTTATGGGTTAGACTTTGGTTTCTATCCAGACCCGTTGGCATTGGTTAAAGTAGCCGTTGACAAAGGGTCAAAGAAGATATACGTTCATGAGGTTATCTACGAACAAAACCTTTCTTATGACATGGTTATTTCAAAGATTAAACATTATGTTGAACCAAACGCATTGATAGTGGCAGATACAAGTGAACCACGTTTAATCGAAGGAATGCAAAGTTCAGGGTTGAATGTTGTGAAAACGGAAAAGTATGCTGGTTCTGTTGTTGAAGGTATCAAGATAATCAACGACTACCAAATTGTTATCACGCCACAAAGTCACAACGGTAAATATGAATTAAGGAATTACGTTTGGAACGACCGTAAAAGTAGCACACCTGTTGACATGGATAATCACTTCTTAGATTCCTTTAGATATGGTTCTATTCGCCTACTTGAGGGTTCTGATTTATTAGCCTATAATTAAAAGATATGACACCTCAAAAAAAAGCTAAATTTCTTTTCGTGCATTACCACAACCTTATTCAAAGCATTGGCGGTGAATTAGACAATGAAACCCTTATTTGCATTCTTGCAAAACAATGTGCCTTGTTTGAGGTAAGGCAAATACTAAAAGAAAAATGGAACATTGACTTACATGGTAGCCAAGATGAATATTACTTCTGGGAAGAAGTTGAAAATGAAATAGAAAACATATACTAATGACAGATAAAGAAATGGGTTTAACTCTTTTAAAAATGCTGGAGGCAATCAATGAAAGAATCATTGACTTTCCCATGCAAAGAAGAAAATACATAATGTTACGAAGCCACATTGAAAAGGCTTTAAGGGTAACAGGGAACGGAGTAAGAAGGGAATTAAACCGTCCAGATTCTTTACCCATTTTCCAACACGAATTAAAGACAAGCGAAATTATAACCAAGCAAGAAGAACCAAGCAGCATCATAGCAGACAATGCACCTGAACCAGTAACAAAGAAAAACAGAGGCAAGAAATGAAAGTACAATTCCATTTAAGAGGGCAGAACGAACCTTACTTTTATCCAGAGACGGCAGCCGATGTAACGCTTGAAGAGTTTATTCATTTTCAAAAGGTTTATATACCACGTTATCCAGTTGTAGAAATGGAAGCGTTGAAAATTCAACAGGAAATGGAAGAGGTGTATGAAAAGATAAAACACTTTGCAAAGAAGTTGAAAGTTGATTTAAAACAATCTAAAGAAGGAATTATTCATGAATGCCAAGTAATAATTGATACTCAGGAAGTCAAAGACAATGTACGTCGTTTTCTACCTTCCTTACTTGACCAGTATAACAACTTAGTTGACCAGTTTCTACAAAGAGTTGAAATCATGGATGACTTGTGGCTAAGTGAGGTAAAGTATCCATACATGGCAGATGTCGTTCACTACTTTACCAAAATACCTTTGTCAGCTTGTTACGGCAAAGTAGCGGAAAGTCTGGAGTTGAAATACCTAAAGTATTTGTTTGATAAGATTCTGAATGCCATGACAAAGCCTGAGGAATTGAAATACAAACAGATTTATGAATTTAACGGTAAGGTTTACGTTTTACCTGACAAGCTAATGGCAAAGTCTACCTTACTTGAATTTGCTGAAGCAGCACAGTTTGATAAGGCACGGAAACAAGTAATGAATAATGAGGCAGAAGGTCTATTAAGAATGGTATCGGTTTTGCTTAGGGAGAATGGTGAAGAATATAACGAAGATGTTTTTAACAAAAACATGAATGACTTTATACATTTGCCTTTGCAAGTGGCTTATGAGGTAGGTTTTTTTTTGACGAAGTTAAGCGAGAAATACAGCTTAGATTTGCAGACCTCTATGTTACAACAGGCGATTCAAAGTCTTCCGCTGCCTCACAAAAACTAAGCGATAAATACGGTTGGTATTTGACCATTAGGAAAATAGCTGAGTGCGGATTGTTCAATATAAATGGATTAACGCCATTAGAGTCAAGCGAAAAGGCAAAATTGTACGAAGTATTCCAATACCTTGCGTCAAAGGCAGCCGAAGAAAACCTTTTAAATGAGTTACAAAAGTCAAGAAAGTAAATGAATATACGGGAAATAAGCGACGTTTTTAAAAATACGGCTTCCGAAATATCAGCATTAAAAAGCTATAATTTCGGCTGGGCTTCTGACCGTGTTCGTGTTACTAATGCAGAAGATTTTCAAGACTTAAATTTATACCCTCGTTTGTTTTTTTCCGTTCCAACAATAACGGCTTCAGACCAAACGAGGAAACAAGATACCTACCAAGTCACATTGTTTTTTGATGACTTGTTAGGCTATGACAATGAGGGCGATGAAGACGCAACCATGCAAATAGACAAATGGGCAACGTTACAAAATTACGCTACCGCTTTTATTCAGCGTCTAAATTTAATTAAACAATCAATATTACCAAATTACATATTTATTCCTGAAGCGCCACAATTTACCTTTGATTCCTTTACAGGTTTACAAAGGTTGATAACGGTTCAAGTTAATTTTAATTTGATTGTTCCAACTAATTGCGAGGTTATAGTTCAAAGGGTAATTAATGTTATTGGCAACGTCATTGCTCAAGGGACAACGAATGCAAATATTTTCTTATCAAACAGAATATCCGCATCAGTTGAAGCAAAAACAACAATAATCGCAACTTTAACAACAGGACAAAATGTAGTTGAAGTTGAAAGTTCTGTTACTGCCTTTGCTTTATCTTCAGGGGATATTGTTAGGGTACAGACAATTTCCTCTGATGTTAACGGTCAAGCAATTTCAGACGCATCATTACAAAAAGTATTGTTTGTCGTTGGTGACTTAAACGCATCAGGACAAGTAAACGGTAATATTCAATTAACGTTATTTGTAAGTTCATCAGTTCAGGCAAATGGCAATGTAGATGCAAATATTGACGTTATTTCTCAAGGAGTAACAACAGTTGAATCAATTGTAATAGCAAATGCTATTACTGATGCTAATATTCAACTTACAATACCTTTATCAAGTTCTTCATCTACCGAAGCAATTACGGAAGCAAATGCAACCCTGACAAAGATAATTGAGGCAAGTAGTACGGCTACGGCTCAAACTGATAGTAATGCTCAAATAACAATATCTGTTAATGCCTTTGCAATTGCAACGGCTCAAACATCCTCAGAAGCAAGTTTATCTTATACGGTAAATGCTGATGCAACGGCAACGGCAAATACAACGTCTGAAGCAAATATAATAAGGATTATTAGTGCTGATGCTTTAGCAACGGCAAATAGTACGGCTGAAGCTGGTGTCGGTGTTACCTTTGTAGCCTCATCTGTTGCTTCTGGCTCTGTGACAAATGCTGAATTGTTTAGAACGGCAACGCTTGAAAGTTCTTTAACTGCAAATGGCACAACGACATCGGCAATAACAACGGCTAAGAATATTGCGGCAAGTGTAAGCGGAGCGGCAACGGTGACAGGTGCGACATTGACTGTAGCTGCAACTACTGTATCGGTTGAATATCTTGTTATTGCTGGAGGCGGAGGTGGTGGTAGTGGAAGTGGAATTGGCGGTGGTGGTGGCGCTGGAGGTTATAGAAGTAGTGTTGTTGGGGAAAATTCTGGCGGTGGTGCATCTGCTGAATCAACAATTAATTTTATAAAAGGCAATACTTATACTATAGTTAGAGGTGGTGGAGGTGCTGCTCAAACACCTGGAACGGATTCATCAATATCTGGAACAGGAATAACAACAATTACCTCAACTGGTGGTGGTAGAGGTGGTGGAGGGGTTGCTGGTGTTAATCTTAATGGCACGAATGGTGGTTCAGGAGGAGGTGCAGGAGAACAAGGTGGAACAAATGGTACTATTGGATTAGCATCTCCTACAGGTCAAGGTTATAACGGTGGTGCTTCTACTGGTGCTGGAGTTGGTGGCGGTGGTGGTAGTGGTGCAGTTGGTGCAAGTAGTTCTACAGGTGCAAATCCAAAACAATCTGGCGCTGGTGGTAATGGTGTATCATCTAGTATAACTGGTATATCTGTTACTCGTGCTGGAGGTGGTGGTGGTGCTGGATATATTGCTGCAACATATAGCGTAAGAGGACTTGGTGGCTCTGGTGGTGGAGGTGCTGGTGGTCAAAGTGAAGGTAGTGCAGCTACAGGAGTAGCAGGAAATACAAATACAGGTTCTGGTGGCGGTGGCGGAACTTTGGCAAATGGTGGTGGTGGTGGTTCTGGTGTTGTAATAATTCGTGCTACTGTACAAGCAGTATCAACAACAGGTTCACCAACCTATACAACATCTGGAAGTTATCATATTTATCAATTTAATGGCGATGGTTCTATAACTTATTAATATGGCACATTTTGCAAAACTTGATGAAAATAATGTTGTGATTGGCGTCCATGTCGTTTTTAATGAGGTCATTACTATAAAAGGCATAGAAAGTGAACAAGCTGGCATTGATTTTTTAATCAATTTGCACGGTTATAATTTATGGAAACAAACATCTTATAATGGCAATTTTCGTAAAAACTATGCAGGAATCGGTTATTATTACGATAGTATTAGAGATGCTTTTATCCCTCCTAAACCTTATCCTTCTTGGACATTAAACGAAGATAGTTGCCTTTGGCAATCACCAATACCTTATCCAAACGATGGCAAAATGTATCAATGGAATGAGGAAATAAGCAACTGGGAAGAAATAAATTTTTAACGTTAAAAACTTTATAAAATGAGTGCTTTTTCAAATTATTTAGAAACAGAAATCCTTGATTGGATAAATGGCAATGCTTTTGCGACGCAACCTTCAGCAACGTGGGTGCAATTGTTTAACGGTTCACCAACAGAAACTGGTTTGAGTGGAACAGCTTTGTATTCTCGTGTGGCAGTTGCTGCTGCTGGATGGACACAAACATCAGGTGCAACGGCAACCATTACCAACACGGCTGCAATTACGATTACTACATCTGCATCAAGTGCTACAACTGCAACTGATTTTGGGGTATTTGATAATTCAACTTCTGGAAACCTTTTATTTTATGGTTCATTGACCACGACAAAAAACATTGCAAGTGGTGACGAGGTTAAATTCAATGCTTCTTCACTTACTTTAAGAGTTGATTAAACACGGTAACCCTTCGGGGTTACCTTATTTATTATGGACGTAAACTTAGACCAATTAGCAAACGATATATCAACGATGGCAATTACAGCCATTGTAAACGAATGGAAGGCGCAAGGACATAACCTTTCAGGCAAGGCTATTTCAGAAATTGAAACGATTACAAAGTTTCAAATTAACGAATTGAGGATAACTGGTTTAGTCCTTGACTACATGGCGATAAATAATCAGGGAGTACCTGCAAATAAAATTCCTTATTATCCAAATAGTGGTAGAAAAGAAAGTGAATATATTAAAGGATTAATAAAATACGCTAAAATGCGAATGGGTGCAAGTGATAAACAAGCTAAATCAATTGCCTTTGCTATTGCATCCAAACATAAGAAAGAGGGAATGCCAACTAAAAATAGTGTCGTTAAGTATTCGAGTACGGGTAAACGTACGGGATTCCTTGAAACTGCTTTGGCAAAGGTTGAGCCTGATTTATTGAAGTTAATTGAAAGAAGTATTATATACTCAATCGAATTAACGATTATGAATTTTTACAAATCAATATTGAATCGATGAGTTATACGATAAATCCTGATGTCATTTCCAGTAGCCTTTACCCTATCATGTTTAGGAATGAGGATTCAACGGCAACCGTGCAACAAAAAGTAATGGTTTACGTTGATGGTTCATTGGCTGGTACGTTTAAAGCATCTAAAACAAGTAGTAATTCATCTGCATCTATATTTGATACCAACGTTCAATCGTTTGTACAAAGTGAATTAGCACCGTTTGTAGGTTCAAAAACAACGGTTTTCCCTTCTCTTGGAACGTTTACAATAACCGAAAATACGGATGTTATTAAGTCTTTATATTGTTCGGCATACGCTGAAACAATTAATTCAAGTGGATTTTTAGTCACGTCAACAGCACCACAGCTAAGTACAACGGGGTATGTAATACCAGTCAATTTTTACGGCTACATTTATAATCTTGGTACATTTTACCAACCGTCCGCAAATCCTTTCCAATTCCTTACAGGCTTAAATGATGCAAGGGAAATAAACGAGAATAGCAATTTGTATTTGTCCTTTTTAGGCAAAGGGGTAAATTCTGCTGAAGTTGAATTTTTTACTAAGTCAGGTTCATCTTCGGTCACCGTGGTTGATATGGCTAATAGTACGGCTAATAATAGCCTATATACGATTTCATTTGGTGCTAAGAATATCTTTGGAACAACGGCAGTATTTCACGTTGGCAACTTTCCAACAACTTCAACCGCTTACGATTATTATAAGGTTTCGGTTGGCAGATACGACGGAGCGTTTACAAGGTTAAGCGAACAGATAAGAATCAATATAAACCCAGATTGCAGCGATAACGTGGAAGTACATTGGTTTGGGGTTCATGGTGGTGCTGAATCATTTGTTTTTAAGGGATTAATTGAAGAAGAAACAAAGGTTGAAGGGGATATCATTAATCTTTCCCAAAAATGGAATGTGGCTGGTGGTTCAACAAAAGCCAATAGCTACGATAAACAATTAATACGAAATGATACAAGAGTTAATAAATCAATTGTAATTTCCGCAAGTGTAACACCTGAACAAGCGGATTATATTAGCACCTTGATTTCATCGCCTGAGGTTTACGTTATTTTAGATAACAAGTACGTTTCGGTTGTCGTTGAGAATCAAACGATTAATACGGCAAATAACCGTACACCTTTTATAGATGTATCATTGAAACTTACCTTTGCAAATAAACCAATTAGTCAACTATGATAAAATTATTTGTAAATAATCATGAAGTTGACATTGACCAAGACGAAACAAACGTCACGGTTAACTATTCGATTGAGGCTATTGACTTAGGAAATATAAAAGGCGCACATTCAAAAAGAAATATAAAAGTACCAGCAACCAAAACGAATGTAGAAATCTTTGAAAACATTCAGGAAGTTGGTAGCGTGGTCACAGACGCATATAAATTGTTTGACGCAAGACTTGAGGCAAATGGGATACCTATTTTAGTTGGCAAAGGTCGGGTTGATTCTGGGGCAATTAACGCTATAAATTCAGGGTTTCAAGGTAAGGATTTTAAGTTATCATTGATAGGCAATAATGCCGACTGGTTTGCGGATGTAGGAAATACATTGGTTAAGGATTTAGGTTGGGATTTGTTGGAGGTTAGCAGCACGGAGGTAAAAAAATACTTTGACGTTACGAGTGATGAATACTGCTACATTTTAATGAAGTGGAAAGCATGGACAAACACGGATAGCGTTAAGGTTAACGAAATGACTCCAGCTTTATTTATTTGGCAAATCATAGACAAAGCCTTTGCAACTTACGGTTATCAAGTAAACAGTATTTTTAAAACCGACCCTTTCAACCGTTTAGTAATACCTATTCCTTTAAACATTTCAGCAGACTATTTAAAAGACTTTGTAAATTTAAAAGCATCATCTCCGAGTCCCTCATTATTAAGCAATTCAAATCCTTCGCCTATTCTTATAACCTTTACAGACAAAACAACAAGCCCAAACTTTGACACGGGTGGAAATTATGTAAGTGGAGTTTATACTGTACCAATAACGGCAACATATACATTAAAGGCTGAATTAAATATTGCAACAGGTATTATTATACCTACTCCGACGGATGAAATATTAGTCGGTTGGGAAATAAACGGGGTATTTGAGGAAGGTGAAGACTTTGGACAAGAACCAAATTTTGAAGATTCTATAATTATTGAATTTATAACTGATTTAGTTGAAGGTGATTTAGTACGATTTGTAGTAAAACATAATAATCCTGGTTTTCTTATGGGTTTAAATGGCTCAATAGAAATTATAGGTAGTAAAGCAATATTTGAGGCTGGAAAAACATTTGATTTACAATATGTTATTCCTATTACATGGTATGTCCGTGATGTCATTGCAGACCTTACAACCATTTTTAATCTATCATGGGAGACAGATGTACAAAGTAAACAAGTTTACGCATACCCTAAGGATGAATATACTGTAAGATATAAGGCTGATGCAACTGGAGTAGGTACGTTAACCACGTTTACAGGGTTCTTTAAGGACACGGATTTATATGATTTAAATACCAGACAGTTAGAAGATTCTGAATTTCAAATATTGGATGGCTACAAATCAAGTCAAATTTTAGCATACGCAACAGATGATGATACTACAAACAAAGAAGAGGCAAGGCGAGGGGTAAATATTTATTCAGGAGGCTATAATTTCCCAACGGATAGATTTGAAAACGGTGTTGAGTTTATATATACTAAATTCTTTGCCAAAGCAATCCACATAAACGATGTTGTCATTACTTCAGGAGGTATATATGGGGCGCAAATGCCTTTAGTCTTTGGTGATGATTATAACACCGTCACAGATGCTGAGCCTAATTACAATTTAGCACCTCGATTGCTTTATTATGCTGGAAGACGAAACGGTTATGATGGGTATATAAGGCTTTATGATGACACGTCAAGTGCTTCAAGTGCTTTCGATTTTCCAGCAGCCTTCATGGTAAATTACAACGACCCAAGTGGTACAGATTTCAACCTATCTTTTTCAGATGAGGTGACAAACTATTCCAATGTGATGCAAGGGGTTTTTAAAACATTCCATTTGCAAACGTATAAAAGGATAGAGTTAGGCAAACTTTATACGACATTTGCCAAATGGGATAATTCGGATATAACAAATATTTCTTTTAGACGCAAGGGGTTGATAGGTTCAGGAAAGTTTATCATTCAAGAACTTGAATATAATCCTAAAAGCAAAAGACCAGCAAAGACGGTTCTATTATACGATGAAAAACCAAACACAACAGATTTGACAAAGGTAGTCAATACCATTACTTTGGCTGGTGCAAGTCCTCAAAGTGGTACGGTAACTGGTTCAGGTTCAGGTTTGGTTGGAGCAAGTGGAGCAACGGTAAATATTCAACTATCTTACAATCCTTTTCTTAATTCAAATACCAATGTTTTAGATTTACCAATTAATTCAGGAATAACACAAGTAAGCATTCAAAGCGCAAACGTTTTAGTTTTCCAGAACGGTCAAAAATTATTACCCTCTGTTCAATATACGATTTCAGGTTCAAAAGTAACAATTGATTCAAATACGCATTATGATGGTTCAAATTATGAAGTAATTATAAACGGAGTAACTAAAGGATAATGGCAAATAAAGTAATTGGTTTTGAAATAGTCATAGACGGTTTAGGCAAAACGGTCGAAACGGCAACCGAGTTAAAGAGGGCAATTGCTCAAGTTAATGAGGAAATAAAAAAGACGTCTGATGTTCAGGAGTTAAAGAAGCTTGAAGGCAAGTTGATTGACCTGAAGGCAGCACAAATGGAAGTTACTAAGGTAACAAGGGAACAAATAAAGACAAGGAATGAGGAGATAACAGGCATTGATAAAGCCAATGGGGCATACCGTAAGTTAAGTAAAGAGTTAAACGACCAAAGGAATAGATACAAGGATTTAGCAGCAGCCGAACAAGATACAAGTCAAGAGGCTAAAGATTTGCTTGTATCGATTAATGCTTTAGATAAAAAGCTAAAAGGAATTGACGCCACGGTTGGACAATTCCAAAGAAACGTTGGAGGTTATACCGAAGCGTTATCAAACTTTTTCCCTAAACTTGGTGGTACATTAGGTCAAGTAACTGGTGCAATTGGTGGTTTAAAAATGGGTATAACTGACCTTGGAAAAACAACTGGTGCAGCAAATATAAGTCTTGGTGCTATTGGTATTGCCTTAACGGCTTTTAGTGCTATTAGTGAAATATTTGCAACAATTAATCAAACGGTTGAAGAAACAAGAAAGTTATCAGCACAAGTACAAAATTTTACTCAAGCCACAGGTTCAACTTTACAAGATTTTGTATCACAATCAAAGGCAATTGCTACAACTTATTCCAAAGATGTAAATGAAATTATTGTTGCAGCTAATACGGCAAGTAAAGAATTAGGGGTTAGTTTTCCAGAGGCATTAAATGCAATTGAATTAGGTTTTAGAAAAGGTGCAGATGCTCAAGGTGAATTTTTAGATAGTTTACGAGAATATCCATCACAACTTGGTCAAGCTGGATTTAGTTTATCTGAATTTACGGCAATTGCTATTGATTCAGCTAATCAAGGTATTTATTCTGATAAAGCAATTGATGCAATTAAAGAATTTGGAACACAAACAAGGGAGCAGACAAAATCTGTAAAAGATGCTTTTGTTGATGCATTAGGTTCGGATTTTACAGAAAAGTTATTTTCTGATTTAAATACTAATGCCATTACTGGTAGAGACGCTCTTGCTTTAGTTACAAAAGAAATTCAAACGACTGGAGTATCAGGAAAAGAATTGCAAGGCTTGGTATCAACGGTTTTTGTAGGTGCTGGTGAAGATGCTGGAAGATATGTTTTATCCTTAGGAGATGTTCTAAATAAAACAAATGAAATATTAGGCAGCACAAGTGAATATCAAAATCAACAAAAAGCATTATATGAGAGTAATTTAGACCTTGAAGAAAGTCAAGCAGAATTAAATGAACTTCTTGGAAATACTGCAAGTGAATTTACTTTATTAAATAATCGAGCAAAAACATTTTTTAATAATTTTTTAACTGGATTGCTTGATGTAGCTAATAAATTACCAGCAACTTTTAAGGCAATTTCTACGGGATTTACTACATTTTTTTCAACTGGCTTTAATTTAAAAGCAGCTTTAAAAGCTAATAGTGATGTTTATAGAAATGAATTAGAAAAAATTAATAAGGAAGATAAAATTGCTTCGGATAAAAGAGCAGCACAGGAATTAATATTTAGAACTAAAACTGAAGCTGGGATTGAAAAAACTTTATCTGAAAAAAGAGCATTAAGGAAAACCCTTATTTTTGGTGAAAGTGATTATATAAAAGTTGATAAAGAAATAAAAGTCCTTGAAAATAAATTAAAGCAATTTAGACCAATTAAAGACACAAATGACTCTACAGAATCTGGCAAAGAAGTTGCAAAGGCTTTTGTTGAAGGTTCTTTGGCTAAATTACAGGAAGAACAAAGTAAACTTCAAAAGGCTTTTAGTGAAGCGGTTGTTGGTTCATCAACCCAAAAGGAAATAGGGGTAAAACTTACGGCTTTAAATGAACAAGTAAAAAAATCTATTGAGGCTCAAAATGAAATACTTGGTTTAAATGCTGAAAAGAAAAAACAAGATGCAATTGAAGAAATTAACCAAAATTTCAAAGTTGCTCAATCTGTAATAAATTTAGCAAGGGCAAAGGAAATAAATATTGAAGATGAAATTGATAAAATAACCAGACGTAGACAAATATTAGATGAGGATTACAATGCAGAAATAAAAAGAATTAATGATTTATTAGCACTTGAAAAAGAAGGTACAACCCAATTTGATAACTTAATTGTAGAAAGACAAAACGTTGAAGCTAATTTTTTAAATGCTAAAAAAAGTTTGTCTAACGAAGAAGTTAATATATATCGAAAAAACTTTGATGAAATTGAAAAAGAAACTCAAGAAAATATAAAAAAACAAGAAGAAGCTGATAAAAAACTAAAAGACCTTGATGAACAAAAATTAAAAGAAAAAAAGGAAAATAATCAAAAGTTAATAGATGCTATTGGTGAATCTATTCTATCGGTTACTGATATTATTTCTACTTTCCAACAAGCAAGGGCAGAAAAGGAGGCAGAAGCAATAAATGAACAAATAACCAATACGGAAAACAATATAGCTGAACTTGAGGCAAAGGCTGAAAAAGCATCTGGATTAAGGAAAAAGAGAATTGAAAAAGACATTGAAAGTCAAAAGGCTTTATTAAAACAACAACAAGAAGAGGCAGAGGCAATAAGGTTAAAAGCAGCAAAGCAAGACAAAAAAATAGCAATCATTCAAGCTATCATACAAGGTGCTTTAGCGGTTCAAAGGGCATTGGCTTCAGTACCTTTCCCAGCTAATTTACTTGCAGCTATTCCAACAGGTATAGCAGCAGCAGCACAAATAGCAACTATTACCGCTCAACCACTTGCGCAAGGTGGGGTAGTAACTGGAGAGCGTGTTAATCAAAAACAAAACATTCCGACTCGTTCAAATGGGGACAATGTTCTTGCCTATGTTAAACGTGGTGAAGTTGTTTTAAATCAAAGACAACAAGCTATGTTAGGTGGTTCGCCTACATTTAGAAAGATAGGAATCAAAGGATTTGCCGAAGGTGGAATTGTTCCTCCAATATCCGCACCGATGTCAATTACCCAGTCTACAAGCGACATGCAAAATATATTAGCGATGTTAGATTCAAAGACCGATGCTATAAACTCACGAATAGACCGTTTACAGGCTTATGTTGTTAGTGATGATATAGCAAGGGATTTAGCTGAAGGTAATAAACTAAGAATTAACGCAACTTTATAAATGTGTAACTGCATGAAATCAGATTCAATATGGGCAGAACTTGCCTCACGAATACCCGAAGAATACAAAGAACAAGTGATGGCAACTGTTGACCGTACTTACAGAGTTATAACGATAGACCCTACCGACATGGATTATTTATTTCATATTTACAATAATTTTGTTAACAACTATGAGCCTGAGAGACGAAATTGTCCAGCATGTAGGACAAAAGTAGTCGGAAAAATGAGGCAAATAGTACAATATTGGAGGGAATAATATGGCATTTGAAGAAATAAACAACGATTTAATTAACGATTTTAACTGGTCAATTTTAAATCGTTTTAACCAACATTGCAATAAAGAAGGTATTCAATTGACATTTAGCAACTTTACAAAGTACCTGATACAATGTAATGTGATTCAGCCAAAGACCGTATCTAAATATATGGTAATGGAATTGTATCCAGAATGTTTGTATTCCAATAATTCCAAGATGGATGCAATCACCGAAATATCAGAACGGACTGGTATAAGCGAAAAGCACGTGTACAACATGGTGCAACATCCAGAGCATTTTGGGTATGCAGTCAAGCAAAAGGGCAAAAAGGAAAATAGTGTAGAATAACTTTGACAAATAAATTAATTTATTAATGACTTACGCAGATTATCCAGACGCAGCCAAATCAAACGCACGACGAGCCTTGAACCATAAAAAAGAGAATGGTTCAGATTGTGGAACTCGGGTCGGTTGGTTCAGGGCTGAGCAAATCAGCAGTGGTGAAGGTCTAACAGAGGATGAAATCCGTAGAACGTATTCATTCCTTAGTCGTGCGGAAGTATATGACCAAGGGAAATACATTGACGAAGATGGTTCGGAAATATGTGGTTCAGTAATGTACGATGCATGGGGTGGAAGTGCAATGAAGACTTGGGCAGAATCAAAGTTTAAAAAGATAGAAAGAGAAAAGGAAAATGATAGTTTAATGGCAAATGTTCAAATCAACATATTAGGTGAAATTTCTGACGGCTTAAACGGATTTTTAAATTTAAAGTACCGTTTGGACGAAGCCGAAGGACAAGATATTGAATTAGTTATTAATTCTGGAGGTGGCTCAGTCACCGAAGGGATGGCGATGGCTGATTTAATTTCTTCCTACCCAAATGAAACGACCACAACAGGAATCGGACTCGTAGCGAGTATTGCAACGGTTGTACTGTTAGCTGGTAAAAAGGTTCAGATGACTGAAAATTCATTTATGATGATTCACAGACCGTGGTCTTATTCCGTTGGCAATTCCGACGAATTAGAGGCAACGGCTGAATTATTAGACAAAATGGAAGAGAAGTTACTTGATATTTACGTTAATGCGGTGAACAAACGCAAGGGAGAGGAAATGAACCTAAGAAAAAAGATTAAAAAAATGATGGCAGCCGAAACATGGATGACTGCCGAAGAAGCAAAGGATTTTGGATTCATTGACGAAATTGTTAAGACAGACGAAAAAAAGATAGATATCTTACCGTTGCAATCGAGCCTAAACAAATTTCAGAATGTACCAGCAGCCTTATTAATTAACAAAACAAATGATGATGACATGGGTAATTCCATTTTAGAAAAAATCAAAACCTTGCTCAATAATACGGAAGAAATACAAGTAGTTGAGCCAACGGTTGAGCCGATTGTTGAACCTGAAAAGGAAGATGAGTTGGAAGTTGCTATGAACATTTTAAAGGAAAAAGGGTACACGGTTTTAACTGCCGAAGAAATGACCGCTTTAACCGAAAAATCAAATGAGCAAACAACTTCTATTAATGAAATCGAAACCGTTCTTGAAACTTTGGGTGCTGAACTGGTAGCACTTAGAGCGCAAGTTAAAAAAGGAGTAGGTTTACCTTCAGGAGGTTCAGCAAACGAAAAAGTAATTGAAACAAAAGCAAAATTGAGTCCGTTTGATTCTTTTGCTTCTTTAGTTAAAAATAAAATATCACAAAGATAATGGCATTCAATCCCACAGCCCAAAATGAAAACGGCTATTTAAGTACCAACACTTACGTTGGAAAATATAGCCTTAATCGCACTAACCCTTATGCTAACACAGATGGCATAAACGCAGAGCAATTATACGGAGTTGAAACATTTGAAAACAGAATCCCTGTTTCTTTTAGTTACCTTATTGCGTCGGCTGGTGACCGATTTACAGCGACACCTATTTACGGTGTAACATCTGCTTCTGATTACTTGAAGTTTACTATTTATGACGAAAGTGGAAATAGTGCAAGTAGTGTTTGGGTATCATCCGCACCAAGTGCAGCAATGGATGTGACTACAACTGCTTTAAATTCAAGCAATGACTGGAAGGTCTTATTTGCAACGTCAAAAGCTGGAAGTAAAACAGAATTTTCATTTATGATTGATGAGGCAGCCGTGTTAACCAATACAACTGCGACAATCACTTACGCAAACCTTTAAAATTAATTAAACAATGGCAATAGTTGAATTTAGTCAATTAGACGTAGCTTTCAGGGGTACTGAAGCTAACAATATATTTTTAGAGCCAGTTTTCTTTGACGATGATTTACGTTCACAATTCCGTGTATTAGGAAACGTTGCGAATAAAAAGAAAATGGTTTTTGTTGCAGCTTTGGAAAACATCGTAAGAAAGTATTCAGGCTGTGGCTTTACTCCAGTTGGTAAGACAGACATTTACGAAAGGTCAATCGACGTTGAAAAAATGAAAGTTGACCTTGAAATGTGTTGGGATGAGTTTGAAGACACAGTTTTTGAAGAATTGTTAAAGACTGGTACAAGGCTTCCAGATGTTTCAGGCACATTGATTGAAAATATCTTGTTGCAAAGAACACAACAGGCAATTCGTCAAGACATTACTCGTTTGTCGTACTTTGGTAATCAGGCTTCTAATAACCCTAATTACGATTCATTAGACGGTTTTTGGACTGTTTACTACCCTGAATTAGTTTCAAAAGACTTAATTCCAAGAACAAATACGGGTTCAGGTTCTGACCTTGCTGCTGGTGATGGTTTTGCTATCCTTAGAGCAATCTACGACCAAGCACCATTACAATTGAAAGGCTTACCAGCAAACCAAAAAGTATTCAATGTAACTGGTTCGGTATATTCACAACTTAGGGAAGACATTGAAGACGGTGGCGGAGGAGATTACGGTTTACTTCAGTTGATTAACGGAGTTGAGCAATTCACTTTCAGAGGTGTACCAGTTGTTGCTCAATGGAGATGGGATGATATCTTAACAAGTTTAGGAACTACAAAGCCTCATTACGTTGAATATACAACACCTTTAAATAAGGTTTTGGCAACTGACGTATTAAGTCCTGAAACTGCATTGGAACTTTGGTACGACCAGAAAGACGAGAAAGTTTATATCAAGGCTCGTTTCAAAATGGGTGTTAATTATATCCATAATTCATTAATCAGCGTAGGCTACTAAAATAGAATAATATGAGTAGTATAACAGGAGGTTGGTTAAATCAATGTACGGACGGAACTTGTGCTGGAGGTATCGGTAAACTTTATATTGCAAACGCAAATCAAGTTACTTCGATTTCAACGAATGCTTCAGCAGCTTGTACGGCTATTACAATGACTTCCACGGCAGCCGTTTTTTATGAAATAGAGTTCAGGGATAATTCAGGTGCATTTACCGAGACGGTAACGGTAGACCCAGATACTTTATCGGTAGCGATTGAACAATCCTTGACAGGTGTAATCAATTGTCGTGACCAAGAGTTGAGAAACTTAATTGAAGACATGGCAAAACAGGCTTGTGGTTTAGTTTGCGTTCACGTTGAAAATACTGGATTGTATTATGTTTGGGGTGTTGAGACAATCGGAGGCAAGAAAAGACCAGCAAGGTTGACAAATGCCGAAGGTTTATCAGGAACATTATTTACCGATTCTAATCAAGAGACTTTAACAATCACTTGCCGTACAATAAACAAAGCAAGATATATTGTCAATGGGGAAACGGTAATGGCAGCATTAGACTAAATAATTATTTATGATAGTTAGAGAAAAAAGCAAGTTTATGATGTATGTTGGTTCAGACCCAACAGGCAAAGCTGGTGTAATTCGCAAGACTATCGGAGATTTTACGCAAACAGAACTTAGGGCATGGTTTAATTCCAACCCTAAGTCTGTTTCGCAACACGTTATTTTTACTCCTGAGAAAACGGTTTATGAGCCAATTAAAGAAAATACAAGCAGTCCCGAACAGGAACAGCAGACGACCTAAAAGAGGCGAAAGTCCTTTATTAGCTTCTGTGACTTTAGATACCTCGAACACTATGTTAGTGCAAGAGGATATTTTTAATGAACCTTCAAGGGAAAGGCTTGATTTTACAGGCGCAAAATGGGTTAGATTTTTTACCCAAAAAGACGATTTTCTTAAAAGTTTAATAGCGATTGTAAATAATTCTCCGACACTCAGGCGAATAGTTGAGGATAAAACTAATATGGTGGTGGGTGATGGCTTTATACCAATTAAAGGCAAATCCACTACCTTATTAACTACCTCCCAAAAAGGCGAAGTAATTATAGATGATTCATTGACTGAGATTGAAGATGTTATTTCTTCAGTCAATTTACATAATCAAAACCTTCAGGAAGTTTTAGGTGCATTGGCATTTGATTATGACGCTTTTGGCAATTGTTTTGCTGAAATAGTTAAAGGAAGAGTTGGCAGTCAACCGTTTAGCTACATTTACCATGTACCAGTTTACAATATTGGTATTAGAAAAGCTGGGCAAGACCAGATAGTAAAATCTGTTGGTATATATGATAACTGGGAAGAAGTACCGTTAACGACTGACGGTTCTTTTTACGTTAACGAGGGGTTTAGGGAAGTACCGATATATCCTGAATTTAAACAATTTGAAGACGGCACGGAACGTTCAATTATTCACGTTAAACAGTATAGTGCTGGATATTTCTATTTTGGTTTACCTGAATGGATAGGGGCTAAGATGTGGGCAGAAATGGAATACCGCATTCAAAGATTCAATACTTCAAAGTTTGAAAACGGTTTTATGCCTTCAGGCTTAATGCAGTTTTTCGGTTCGATGACAAAGGATGAGGCTAAGAAGTTAGTAGACGGAATTGAAGCGAAATTTACAGGAATGGGAAACAATCATAAATTGTTTGTTCAGGTGCTAAGAGATGAAAAATTAAAAGCTAATTGGATACCAACTTCAAAAGAAAATGAAGGCGAATTTTTAAACCTTCAGAATTTAGCTGCAAGTGCGATTGTAGTTGCTAATCGTTGGTCTAAGTCATTAGCTGGTTTTGCAACAAGTGGACAACTGGGAAGCAACCAACAAATACGGCAAGAAATGGAATACTTGCAAAATACGGTTATTAAACCACGTCAAAACCTTTTATTAAGTAGAATCATAAATCCCTTTTTACAAGAGATTTCACAATATAATAATGCCTTTACAGATGTTACGTTTGGCATTTCAAACACATTACCCGTTTCATTTATGGGAGACATAGCCGTAGAAAACAATTTAACCGTAGATGAAAAGCGAGAGATATTAGGTTATTCACCCTTAGAAATAACAAATGAGCCAACTAATACAACCGAGTGAGGTCATTAGCGGTGGAGTTGCAAGACCGACACCAGCCGATATACGTTTGGACAAAGCCTTAATTAGTCCACATATTCAGGATGCTGAGTTTAGATGGGTTGTTCCAGCCATTGGTTTGTCTTTATATGATGCAATGGTTTTAGACAAAGGAAATAGTACAGCTTTTACATCAACGGCTTATCAGCAACTTTGGGACAATCAATTAAAGGCATTATGTGCTAATGCTGTTTTGTATGAGGCTTCGCCTTTCATGGTTATGCAAATGGGTTCAAATGGTTTATATACATTGGATAATGAATACGGTCAAAATGTAGGTGTTGACGGTTTAAAGTTTTATCAAGATACATTGCTTCAAAGGATTCAGGTAAAGGCAAAGCGAATCAAGGATTATTTATGTGATAATTACCTTTCTTTTACTGCTTTTGTACCTTCGTCTATTGGTTGTCCAGATTCAACTTGTGATGACGATGAAGAAATTAATAACGATATATATACATCATTGGGAGTAGTTTTATAAAAAATATGGAAGAAAACATAAAAAAACCACGAAGATTTCTTAAAATGTTGGGAAAAGTTGGCGAAATCATAGCGCAAGAGGCATTATTAAAAATATTAAGGGGAGTAGTTAATCGGATTGGAGGCAAAAAAAATTTACCTTCAATCCTTTTTTTATTTCTTTCCGTTAGCCTATTTGCGCAATACCCATCGACAGGCAATAAACAAAGATTGGGTTACCAAACGACTGGAGATGGATTGGTTTGGAGAGGTCGTGCAAGTGACACGGTAAGTCTAAAATCATCTACCATTAATAATGCCTATATAATTATTGATACGTTGACAAATGTAATGTATAATTACATTAAGACTAAAGGTGGTTGGTTGTTTAATAATGCAGATACAGTTATCATTAATAACAACTTTAGCCAACCTGTTGACTCATTATTTTTTAAAACAAGTGTCTCGACAAATAATGTAGACACGGCTAAAATGCGATGGGATTCTGATTTAGGTACGGTTGTTTTAGGAATGTATGACAAAGTCCCAAACGAATTAGGTTTTAAAAACTTTTGGTTGGTTAAAAATCAAACAGGCTCAACTATTACAAAAGGAAGCCTTGTATACGCTTCGGGCACAGTTGGTTCAAGTGGTCGTATATCAGTATTAAAATTTATAGCAAACGGCACAATTGACCCTATCTATCTATTAGGTATTACGGCTCATGATTTGACCGATGGCGAAGATGGCTACGTTATTTCTTACGGTAAAATAAGGCAAGTTAATACGGATACTTTTGCTGCTGGGGCAATCCTTTACCCTTCACCAACTACGGCTGGTGTTTGGACAGATGTTGAGCCAGTTGCACCTAACATTGATTTACCTATTGGATTTTGCGTTAATTCATCTTCAAATAACGGTACTATTGCCATTCGTGTGGCTTCTGGTTTTAGTTTAAGCGAATTACATGATGTTGCTATTTCCTCACCTGTTGCAAATGCTTCTTTGTATTATTCAGGTGGTTTATGGCGAGACACAACATCCGCACTTTTGGTAAGTGACACGGCTTCCATGCTTACGCCTTATTTTAAAAAATCAGATACCACGTCATTAAACCTTGTTTCAAGATTTGCGGCTAAATTAAATATTTCCGATACCTCTTCCATGCTCACTAACTACCTTCGTACAGGTGTTGCAGCATCTACTTATTTACCCTTGACAGGTGGGACATTAAGTGGTGATTTAGTTGTCAATGATACTTTTAAAGCTAAAGATTTTGGTAGTCATACATTTGTAAATTATATTCAAAATGGTGATTTTGATTTAACATCAACAATAGATGCAAGTGCTTTTAATTATGGATATCCTCATTATATACCATTACATTGGAAATCAGCTGCAACTGCCAAATATGTTTCAACATGGAGTTCAACAGGTGGATATAGTAGTCCACAACACTTTAAACAATATGATGGTGATGCTTCAACAGGTGGAGCATTGTATCAAGATGTTACTAATTGGCAAGATTTAAAAGGTAAAACAGTTACTGCTTGTGGTTGGTTTACAAAAGGTACTTTAATAGGTAGTGGTAATCATGCTGAAATACAAATAAACGATGGACTTACTACTACAACAACATCTATAGGAACTACAACATCTTGGCAAAGAGCTTGTGTTACAAAAACAATATCTGCGAGTGCTACAAGAGTTAGAGTTATTGTAGGTTGTAATTTAGCCGTTTCAGGTGAAGGTGGTGCAGTATCTGATATGGATGCTATAAGTTTAGTTATTGGTGAGGGTAAACATGAATTTAGTCCTAAACCTTTGTTTGATAGGGATACTCAAAGATTGTCAGGAACATTATTAATAGGATATGATAGTGAAAATAATTTAGCTTATAATCCTTCCGCTACATCTAATTTAAAAGTTGCTGGAAGTACAAATTTAAACGGAACGTTAGGTGTTACAGGTGCAACAACATTATCAAGCACACTTGGTGTAACCTCTACAACGACATTGTCTGGCGCATTAACCGTAAACAATGCCACGGTGTTAAACGAAGGTTCAGGAGATTTTGATACAAGAATTGAAAGTGATGCAAACGCAAACATGGTTTTTGTCGATGCTTCAACAGATAGGGTTGGCATTGGTACAAATACACCTTCAAAGACACTTGATGTTATTGGAGATGCTAATATAAGTGGAAATTTAACAGAAGGTGGTAACAATGTAATGACAAATCTTGATACAGTTAGTTTAAGTAGTCGAATTGATGGCAAAGTAAGTTTAACTGGTAATGAAACTATTGCTGGAAATAAAACTTTTTCAAATCAAGTAAATATGTCAAGCACTTTAGCGGTTACAGGTGCAATAACGGAAAATGGTGTTGATGTTATTAAAGGTTCAGGAACGGCTTCTTACATACCAAAATTTACAAGTACCGATGGCATTGGTAATTCAAGTATTCTTGATAATAGCGGAACAATTATTTTTGATTCAAGCATAGTTGTGAATGATGCCTTAACAGTTGCTGGTGCTACATATTATTCAGGTTATCAAAAAGAAACTGGGACAAGTTTAGGTGATTTTGATGTTATTGCGGCTGGAACATCAATATATATATTTGAACAAACAAGTGCTGGAAGCGGTACTACAACAAAAGAATTTTTAGGTTCAGCAGCATCTAATACAGGCAGAGTTATAACAATTGCTAATATTAGTGATAATGCTTGGGATATGGCATTTACATCTATAAAACCTTATACAAAAACAAGCACGACAATTAATCAGGTATCATCAGGACAAAGCATAACTATTTTATCAGATGGTTCTAAATGGTTAGTAATATCAAGAAATTTCTAAAAACAAAAACATGAAAAAAATATTAATTATTTTATGCTTATTGCCAAGTTTGATATTTAGCCAAGATACGGTTATAATATTTAAGACATTTGGTGAGGATACATTATGGAATGTCAAAAAGATATACGCTAATGAAGATGTTCAAATTAAATCCTTTGAAGATTCTTCTGCCATTTACTATTACATTTTAAACGATGTTGTAGATGAGGCAAGAAAAATGACAGATGCTTTTAATTTGTACGAAAACCGAAACAAGTTTATAAATTCTTTATACAAGCTGGATAAAAGCATGGTTAACGGCAAGATTGAAGGTGCTTTTGATTATCTAAATCAGTTATATTCTTCCTTCTGGATTGGCAATTACAATGCAACCGCAAACGGTGTTAAGGTTTTGGCTGGAGCGGAAATATTTTGGAATAAAAATGATGAGTTAAGGATTAAAATTGGTGAAAGTATAAATAAGCCTTTTATTGCTATTGCAGATACTTATGGTATTATTGCCAATTATCCAAACACTGGTGACCGATTTGTTATTTACAAAACAAATGATAAGTCATTTAAAGATTTGGATAATAAATTAATCCTTAAGAAACAAAAGCAATTATACAGATGAAAGCAATAATATTAAATATTTTAAAACTTGGTTATGATGGCATCGCTTTTGCGGTGTGTTGCGGTTTGATTGCCTCGTTTTTTATACCAATCAAAGGCTTTCTTTTATTTACAGTGTTCGTTGTTTTTGCTGATACAGTCACAGGAATCATGGCAGCAAACAAAAGAGGGGAAAGGATAACAAGCAAAGGATTATATCGTACATCGCAGAAAATAGTTGTTTACTATGTTGGCATCATGATTTTTGAAGGTGCAAGAAATACTTTTTCATTACCTTTAAATATTACATATATGGTTGCCTTTACCATTGCCACAACTGAGCTTTATAGCATTTCAGAAAATATAAAGTCGATGACTGGTGTAAATATTGGAACATTAATTTTAAGATTTTTTAGACGTTAAAAACAAATAAAATGATTGAAACAAATTTAAAAAGTGCGTTAAAAAACGCAGACACTCCTAAAAGTCCAATTGGAGATATCGCTTGTTTTTCAATGAATTTTGCCGAATTAGCTGGAGAGGTAAATGTATTTCTTGAGGATAATAATAGGGTAAAATTTACATGGCGAGAATATATTAAATTGGCACAAATAATTTGGGACAAAATTAAAGAGACCAGCAAGGAATGTGCTAACAAACAGATAGAGGTAAATTTACCTCCCAAATTTTCTTTGATTTCCGCAGCTTTTGCCCTTATAGGATTTCGTTTGTAAAGAAATAGGCGCAGACAGAATCGCTACCTTATGCACCTGAGAAGGGGGTCTATTGATTTAGACTCCCTTTAAAAATATAAAATATGAAAGTAAATAAATTTTGCGTTTTCCTCGATGCTGGTCACGGTGGTATTAACCCTAAGTTAAAAGTACCAAACAATTACACGACGTATCCTTCCAAATGCTTCCAGCATACCAATAGCCTATTTCATGGTTACGGTTGGTTCTTTGAAGGTGTGTTTAATCGTAATGTAGCCGTTTTAATTGAGAGATATTTAAAAGACTGGGGTTTTTCGGTTATGAATGTTTACGACCCTGTTTTAGATTTACCATTGGGACAAAGGGTTAAGAAAGCTAATTTTGCTGCTTCCAGTTATTCCGATTCATTATACCTTTCCATTCATGGTAACGCTGCGGAAAACAAAGCTGCAAGAGGTTGGGAAGTATATACCAGCATTGGACAAACAAAGTCAGATATATATGCTTCATTCCTTTTTGATGAAGTCAAAGAATCCTTTCCTAACTGGGTATTCAGGAAAGATACTCAGGACGGAGACAATGACAGAGAAGAAATGTTTTATGTGTTGACTAAAACGACGATGCCTTCTGTCCTTTCCGAAAATGGTTTCTTCACCAATTACAAAGATACGTTAATGATGTTTGACCCTAAATTTCAGGATACATTGGCTTTATGTCATGCAAGGGCGGTTGTTGATTATGCAAAGCAATTAGGTTATGAGTTTTGAAATAAAAAAGGGTTGACGCAACTGCCAACCCTGAACGATTTCACAAACTACATTAACAAATTAAAATCAAACTAACCTACTAAAACCCTTAATAATTTTAGACACAATTCCTTAACTCCGTCGCTATCTCTGTTGTTGTATATCATATAAGCAATTGCTATCATTCTACCCTTTTCCATTGTCATATAAGCTGGTTTCCCATTAGGCACAAGTTCGTTTAAATAAAAATTTAAAATTGCTATTTTACTTGATACCGTTTCTGAAAACCGAATAGGTCTTGGATATTGAGCAGCTATTGTTTCTATTTCATTCCATTTTTTAACAGAAAATCCATCAATGATTATATTACCTTTTGCCATTTTTAATATATTTTTTTGCCATAAGTGCTAAGAAAAATGCGTCTATCATATCCTGAGTCACTTTGGCTGGTTTAAAATTAGGTTCAAATTTTAGCCGTTCTTGTTCAACGACCTTAAAAAAAACTTCTTTACCCCATTTTCTACCTTTACCTTCAGGTGAAATATTAAATGCATTGTATCCATTTTCCTTTATCCATTCATAAGCTATGCGACTTGCTCCCTGATTCATTCCCACGTTTCGGGACATTCGGGAAAGGATAGCACGGTTAATAGATGAATTAAAAGTAATGTTCTGAAGGCTGGAGTCTTCCACAAGGATAATCGGATTGTGGTAATCATTCCACGTTGGGACATCTTTAATAAAATCAACAAAGCGTTTGTATTTTTTAAAGATAATTACTTTGTCAGCAATTACACATGATGCCATTCCGTTTATCCTTATGGCTGGGTCAACCCCGATTAGTGTTATGCTATCCAATTGTAGTCCTTTAGTTGTGGGTGTTTCTCAAAGATATAATCTTCTTCGTTATATATCTTTAAACACCTTTTATAATCTTCATCAACTATTAGGTTGGCTCTAAACAAAGCCTTTTTCCCCTCGTAATTTGACTTTAAATAAATACTGAAATATTTCATAGTGTTATCGTTTTGAATGATGAAACAAATGGTTTAAACGTTGTATTTTCTTTTGTTACTGGTTCAGTTTTTACCTTTACCGTTCTTCTTCTGTGTTTGATAATCTTTTTTTCATTGATACCGTAAGCCTCAACCCCTTTGTCAACAAAGTTTATTTCCAAAAGGTAACCAAAAACTACAATTGTGCCAACAAAAAAGAACATAGTTATAAATTCTGCTCCAGAATACTTTTCAGATAAGCCAAAGAAAACTTCGATTAAGGCTATTAGCGTTGCTCCTAATGCTATTTTAGGTGGATAAGGACTTCTACCCTTAGTTGGGTTGAGAAAGTCCATAAAAACGACTGCAAATCGTCCGAGTTGTAAAATGGTTGATGCTATGATAGCAATCCAAAAGTCAATCGGTAAAAAGATAGCGGTAAGGTAGGCATTAATGCCATAAGTAAGGACAATTGTAGTAAGCATGATTGTAGGAATGTTGTCGCTAATGCTTTCAAATGTCCATTTAAATTGTGTGTTTGTGAAATTCTTTTCCATTGTAGGTTGTTTTAAAAAATGTTTAATACTTTGAATGAGTAACTCGTGTACCAATTATTCATAAATTGGCTGCATGATTTTTTGCTTCTAAAAACTCGTACGGATACTTTGCCAGTTTTCTTGTCGGTTAATTCTACTTTCTGTTTCATGATTGGTTGTTTTAAAGGTTAAAAATTTGCAGTTGTTCGGATGCTGCACCCCCGTTTTAGTTAATTATTATTAATAATCTATTCCTTTTACTCCCATTATATTATGGTCTGATTGTCTTTCCTCAAGTTCATTTTTAACATCTACTCTAATCATAGAACCGTTATCTTTTGTAAAATATGAACTAATAAAATATTGAATTCTATTTTTACCATAATTCGTATTTTTAACATAGTCTTTTCCATTGTCAATTAAATCTCTATTATCAATGTGTTTGTAAGCCATCATTTTAGATTTAGGCAACCATCTGTTAGCCTTATTGCCAATGCTTTCAAAGTATAAAGAAACTAATAAAGCTTTTTCAGTTTCCATTACAACATCTTCACTGTAAAAACTGGCATAATTTGAATTTTTGCCAATTGGTCTTTCGCTTTGTGTTATCTCTTTCATAATAGGTTGTTTTGTTATTTTCAATACGTAAATTTAAAAACAAATTTTGATATAAAAAAATATTTTCACAAATATTTTAAAAAAAAATCAAAATTCTTCCTTTTGCCCATCTTTTGGAAAGTTATCCCGTTTTATTTCCCAGTATTCAGCCATCAAGGAAGCACGGAATTTGTAATCACGGTCGGTGTGATACCCATTTTCATAGATACATTTGCAGATAGATTCATATAAACGTTTGCCTTTTAACTTGTAGTTGGCTTTTTTGCATTCGTAGTACCTTCCAGAGTTAAGGATTTGAGCCCAAAGTTTTAAGCCTTCTTCGGTATTATCAGCAGAAAAAAACTTGGCTTTTATATAGCGGTTCTTTCCCCTTATAACTTCCCTTGTTTTATAGGTTACATGGTCATAACCTTTTAATGCTTTGCCTCCTCCAGCGTTTGCATGAATGCGCCAAAGGTCGGTTTCAATGCCGTTGTTTGTTGCCTCAATGATGAAGAATGAATAAATCATTGATACTGGAAAATCGGTCATGTAGTGAACGTTCATAAGCATATCATTGTATTTGTATGCTAACCAAATACGTCTTAATCTGGAATGGTTTTCTCCTTGCAAATTACGAAAGCCAATACCCGTTAAATAATCCCTGAGTTGATTCTCTGACATTTTACGCAACTGCCAACCGTACTGCCTTGACCCAAAAGCCGATGCCTTGATATTATCAGCCTTGACTTCCAAAGGTTCAATTGTTTTTTTTACAAAGACCGTTTCGACCTTGATAATCGGTGCAACTGACTGGGTGACGTATTCTGTTTTAACAGGTGAATACTGTAAGCCTAAAATAAAGGCAATGGTTAATCCGCTACCTACCAAATAAGGAAGGCTTTTGTTTTGCGGAACATAGATAATTTCTTCTTTCTTTTTCATCTGGTTATGTTTTAATATTACAAATATATAAATATTTTAAATATAAAAATATATTTGTTAAAAAAAATGTAAAAAAAACCCCGTACCAGAGAGATACGGGGCAAAAACAACCTAAATACAATTATGCAACATTCCAAAAGTAGATATCTTTATTTCTTTATTCTCAACGTGTATTCCAAGTCTTTTAAACTCTTCAATCGCTTCTTCAACCGTGTCACCGTGAACAATTATTCTCTCATTATTATATTTTATCTCCCATCTCATTTGTTAAAGTCTTTTATCAAGTCAACAATGTAGTAAATAGCGAAGGACAAAGTTAACAATCCTCCAGCTGCAACAATTAAATTAAGCATAAATTTAGTTGCTTGTTCTCTTTCCTTTTGATTCAACATGGTTAAAAGTTTTTATAGTTTTTCGAGGCAACAGGGTCTTTACCCTGATTGGAATACTTAGCATCTGCTTTTGAGGCATAATCGGTGTATGGCATTTCAGATATATCATGGTAGCAAATTTGTGCTATTTTCATACCAGCATATATCCTTACTGGTTGAATACAAGCCAATTCCAAAGTCCAATGTCCTTTAAATCCTACGTCTCCAAATCCAGCCGTTATGTGAACAAATAAACCAAGCCTTCCTAATGATGATTTGCCTTGAATAATTGGAACGTGTCGAAGTGTCTCCGTATATTCGACAGTTGATGCAAGGTAAAGGA